CGGATCGGGTAGTCCGATGAAATACACACCAAGTGTCTGATCGTTTTGACTCATATATGTTCTCCATTAATTAATTGATTATGTATTTGTAACATTTGTGGTAGGCTATGTCAAATGGGCTGATGCGTTGGCATCTTGTAAGGTATGTACATACGATACTAGAAGTTGTTATCCAACGCATAGGTTTCGGACAACTCTGGTGTTCATTAATCGTACTAACCAAAGTCTAGCAGTGGCGACTTTTTTTATTGCAATTACCACCCCCTGCTCAAGTAGTTAAGCTATACTGATCTTGCCTCACTTGAACGTGTACATTTACATTTGTATAACATTACGTAGGTTATGTCAAAACATTTGACAACATTTATTTATTATTGTAATTTATTTTCATAATCAATTAGTAGAAAGGATAGCTAATATGTACTTAATATATACTTTAATTATGGGCATACCTTTTATGATGATTGTGATATTGCCCCTAGTTAAACTCTTAACTGGCTAATAGCTAGAACCCTCTGTCATTCATTTGACAGGGGGTTTTTTATTTGGTATCAATAGGTAATAATTAATTAATTACAGGAGAACAATTATGAAGAAAAAAGATATTATATCTAAGGTTCTCGAGACTGCCAAAAGACTTACCGAAGCTGATGGCATACCTTTAGATATATGTGACGACTTTCGTAAGTGTATTGCAATGGTACAGGAAATCAATTCCATTGAGTTCATTACAATTAAGAAAGAGTTCAAACTCATACCAGAGGATTTTTCTGATAAGAAGATCACTGGCTATGATAGTAATGATCAACATGTAGGGGGCAACTAATGGATGAAGCCTTACAACATATCATCGACAACGCACAGGATGATGATGTAAACAATATTTACATGTTTATAAATAGAAAAAGAAATCTTCAAGTTTATGTTGATGCTGATGGTTATGCTGAGGCACATGATAAATTTGATTCTTGTGAGTTCGAGAATCCCAAAGATTGGGAGATCTACTTGAAAGTAAAAGAGAGATCAAACTAAAGGAGATAATATGCGTAAAGCATTGATATTGTTTACTTTTTTAATGATGACAGCTTGTTCTAATAAACAAGTTTTGGTCGGTAAAAAGTGTATGCAAGAAAACGATGGTGAGTTTATTAAGACAACCAAATCTTATATCTGGTTCGTAGATAAATCTCACGATTGGTCAGATGACATTAGTAAATCTAATTGTTTATGATCTGATCATTTGACATCAGTTAAATAATCTGATACTAATTAGGGGCAATCAGCGAGAGTTGGTTGCCCTTTTTTGTTTATAAGTGCAATGGTGTTGAACTAACCATTCAACTGCACTAACAATCAAGGGGGGTAGTGAGTCAGTCTAATAAGTAGGTGGTGTGCACCATTCAATCCTCACCACTACCCCGAAAAATTAATCAATGGAGATAATATGTTAATAGTAGTAAAAGAAAATAAACCAGATCAGGTTATCCTTCATCAGAATGAGATACATACATTCGTGGATAAAGAGATCGTTAAATATAAGGCACAGAGAGGCATCGCATGTTTCTATAAAGTGCCTAAGAAGTTAGAGATAGTTGGTGAGAAGAGAGTCATGAGATTTGATACACGTGACAGGAAGTTTCACGTAGATGGTTCAACTGGTAAGAGACTCTACAAGAAAGGTAAGAAGAGAACCACAACACCAGAGAATAATATGTTGGTTACTGATTTAGAAATTACTAGTGGTCACAAGTTCAGAAACGTGCCACTAAATTCTAGATTAAAATATCTACTAATAGGTAAACGTGTATATAAATTTAGATACCTAGACACACATGACGTGTACGAGGTTACCTTTCCAAAGTATACTAACAAACTAGTTACTAATCTTATTAGTAAAAAATTCGAAGACTTCGAACAGAAGTGATTTGACTTCATCTTAAAATTCTGATAAAACATAGTTGGGTCTGTTGGGTAGCGGAACAAGTTCTAAGCACAACAGACCTTTTTTTAATCAACAACAACGGAGGATAAAATGTCTACACTAATTAAGACATTACAAGATAATCACTCTGACATGTATAATAGAGCAACGACTAATGTTGAGTTGCGTAGTATAGAACATGTTAGTGCTGATTTCTTTAAACTAAATAAACCTACGTGGGCGGTATTAGATATGGATAATAATCGTGCAATACATCTGCATGGTTCTACCTATCAGCTTGTACCTTACACTAGGATATTAAATGGATTATCTGAGTCACTAGATGAGTATGATATTACATTAGATAATACATCAATACAATTCGATGTACATCCAGATCTAAACTATCTTAGATTGAGAATATTATTCGATGATGGTAGTAAGTTTAGTCCACATGCGATGACAACTAATGCGAATGATAAACTAAAGTTTGGTATCGAGGTTGTATCTAGTTATGATGCATCTATCGTATATCAGATCAGAGCAATGTTCCTAAGATTGATATGTCAGAATGGTATGAAATCATTCGAGAGCATAGGCGAAACGGTTAAAAAACATACTACACACTTTGATGTAAATGATTCTTTTCTGAAATTACAACACCTAGGTACTACATTCGAGAAGATGCAGGATAAGTTCGAGGTATACAATAGCCTATCACTATCAAGTGGTGAGGTAGATAGTATATTCAAGAAGTTCTCTAATGGTTCTGATAATAAATATAATTTATTAAAGAATGTTTTAGAGACAGATATAAATAAATCTACTTTGTATGATGTGTACAATGCCCTAACTAATTATAGTTCTCATAATAAAAGAGCAATTAGAATTGGTAAGAAGGGTAGCGAGGAATACAGAATAGATAATAGCACAATGGATGCCGTCAAGAGTAATGAGGCGAGAGACTCGGAGATCGAGAGATATGTATCCAGTGATCATTTTATATTCTTCTATCACAAAGCCCTAAGTAATCTTGGTAGAAACGTATCATGACATTCTATCATGGTTTAGGTATGTTTATATTTAATATGGTTGCCCTACTAGTTGGGGCAATCATCTCTTATATTATTATAAACAGAGTAGAGAAATATAAAAAGCGAAAAGAATTATTAAAACATATAACAGGAAAGAAGAATGGGGAAGAGTAGCCTTACTATATACTAACCCCCCCTGCATTGACAGGTAATCATATCATATTTTTAGTTTAAATTCAATGCGACACATTGACTTTTTGTAGGCAATATGATATATAATCATTATGGAAAAAGCAATTACAGAACCAAAAACAAGAACACCAGAAGAGAAGATACTTATAGCAATAATACAACAGACAATGGAGGATGCATTCGAGTTAAGTGTATCAACTAATCTTACTATGGCTGAGATACAGCAATCACGAAACTGGTTTCATACGAAAGCATGTTCTATTATATGTGATCATCTTGGCACAACCAGAGATCATGTATTAAAATTATATAATAAATTATCTGATAAGTATAAGACTGGACAGATAGATAAAGAACAATTAAGATTTGCAATAAGAAGATTGGAGTTAAAGTTATGAGAAAGATATTACAAAAAATAAATACATGGTCATTGTATTACCGAACAGAGATTGTTTGGTTTACTATTGGCTTTATTGTGGGAGTTATATTAATATGAAGATAAAACAATTAGAAGAAAAGATAGGCACACTATCTAATACTAGTAAGATGCCCTCGTACTCTTGGGGTATATCTGCTAAGAAATGTGTGACAGGTAGTAAGTTAGCAAAGATACCTGGAACTATCTGTAGTAAATGCTATGCACTTAAAGGTCATTATAGTTTTAGAAATGTATTTGATGCACACGAGATAAGACGTAAAGCTATAGAGATGCCAGAGTGGGTAGATTATATGGCAGAATTACTTACCAAAAAGTACAAAAACCTAGATAAATCAAGGCTTTATCATCGTTGGTTTGACTCTGGAGATCTACAATCTTACTCACATCTGATGAAGATATTTGAGATATGTGAACTTACACCACACATAAATCACTGGTTAGCTACAAGAGAATACCAGATAATACAAAAAGTAAAAGAGGAAGATGTACCAGACAATCTATGTCTGCGTGTATCTGCAATCAAAGTGGATAGTCCACCGCCTAAGTTCTGGAAGTGGACATCTGGTGTACATAAGAACAAGAGACACAGAGGTAGGGAATGCCCTGCTTACAAACAAGATGGTGAGTGTGGTAGTTGTCGTGCCTGTTGGAGTCGTAAAATCAAACAAGTAAGTTATAAGGAACATTAATATGGAAATAAATGATGAGAGAATAAAAGAGTGGGTTGATAAATGTCCAGAGCATGACAATGAAATACTACATAGTGATGACAATGGTATAGTTATGGTTATAAGATTTAATAACGAAAAGGAAGATGAATGATTAGAGTAATAATTATTTTACTATTGCTTACATCTTGTACAGCTAATAAAAAAGATATAAATCCTTTTACAACAATAGTAAAACAAATCTTAACAAATGGAGTAAGCAGATGATAAAGAATATAGTATTGGAGATACGTAGTATAATAAATGATTATCAAGATGTGATGTCAAAAGATATTGAGCAATCATTAAAAAATCTTATTGACTATGTAGAAAAAGATAGTACAATAACAAAAGATGTGTTAGTTAAAAATACATATGAGGGTAATTACTATGCCAAAAAAAATGCTGTCATGTATGATTTACAGAATGGTAAACAGAATGTAGTTTGTTTCTGTGATAATATATACACAGCACAGGGTATAGTAGAGGGATTAAATATGTTAGATAAACTAGAAGCAGATGGAGTGGAGTTAAAGAAATGAATGATATAATAGATTATATGATAAGTAGAAATAGATCAGTAGCTTACGAGAAGAGCAAGATAAAACCAATGCGTGATGATCTTATGGTACAGCAACAGGTAGATAGTAGGTGGCAACATATGGTAGCTGTTATATGTTTGAACCAGACTAATCGTAAGATAGTTAAGAAGATATTACCAAAATTTTTCAGGAGGTTTCCTGATGAACATTCTCTATTACGTGCAGACGTAGAGACTATTGCAGACATGCTAAAAGATCTTGGATTAAAATATGTGAGGTCAAGAAGATTGATAAGAATGTCAGAGGATTACTTGACATGGGATGGCAAAGATGCTAAGCAGTTATTTGGTATCGGTAAATATGGTAGTGATAGTTACGAGATATTCTACAAGAATAACATACCAGATAATGTACAAGATAAGGAACTCAAAAGATATATAAGGGAGGAATTATAATGGCAAAGGTTAGAGTTTATCATGCTGTCAGCGTAGATGACAAGCAAGTTGTAATTGATATACATGAGATAGCAAATCAAAGTATAAAAAAAATGAAATTAGAATATCCAGGTTATGATATTATAATAGTTGATGATCACCCAATAGGTGAGGGACATCTTTAATTTTTAACATAGGAGTAATAATGAGAGAGTATACATTTGAAAGAATGGGAGGAGATAAAAAAGTTATTGAAGCTAGAAGTTTAAAGAAAGCATTAATAAAATATGGTGGTAAACCTAATGACCATGATGATCATGTGATTATAACTTGGACAAGCAAGAAAAAAAATGACTGTGATAAAGTTGTAAAGTTACCATACGTAACTAGAAAAGAAAGAAAAGGTAAACTGTAACTCATGTATTACTGGACACCTAAAAGAATCAAAGAGTTAAAAGAAAAAGGTTATAGATTACATTTCGTGAGAAATGATTTGACAAATAGTAAAAAGTGTGATAATGAAAATATAAATGAAAAAATACAAAATAAGAATAGCAGGACTAGGAATAGAGGCAGTAGCGATAATACCATTTGATGTAGATCCAACCACAGAGCAGGTAGAGATTAAGACAGCAGAATATTTAGATCACAATCTCATGAAGATTGAGAAGAATGATTTCTACACTACAGATAGATATTTCTTAACATACGAGGAATTAAGTTATTGAATTATAAACAACAGCTACAAGTTATAAAAGGTTTATCACTTTCAAAAGATATACAGACAAGAATGGATTGCCCATTCTGTAAAAATAAAAATACATTATCAATAGATACTACAGATAGTAAGTTATATTGGTTTTGTTTTCACGCAACATGTAAAGCAAGAGGTAAAAGTATAGGAGATAAAGATATGAATTATGTAGAGAAAGTTTTTTTTGGTAATAGAGATTTACATGTAGAGGATAAAGACTTTACAATACCAGATAGTTTTCAATCAATATATTCTAATGATAAAGCTATGCACTGGTTAAATAAAAATAATTGTTGGGAGTCATGGTCTTGGGGTAGAGCAGATTTTAAATATGATGTAAGACAAGATAGAGTTGTATTCCTAGTTAAGAATAGATTAAATCACAGGATAGTAGGTGCTGTAGGCAGAGCATTAAATAAGAATGAGTTTCCAAAATGGTTTATGTATGGTAGTAAAGATGTACCATTTAAATGTGGTGATTGTGAGGATGTTGTTATTGTAGAGGATTGCCCATCTGCATGTGCAGTATCTAATGTATTAACTGGTATTGCAATAATGGGTACTAGTTTAAAATCATCACACCTCGAACATCTAAAACCTTATAAAAATTTATACGTATGTTTAGATAGAGATGCAACATCTAAATCATATGATATGGCAAAAGATTTAAGATCATCTGGTTTCGATAACGTAATAGTTAAACCTATAGAGGATGACTTAAAATATTACAACACAGATCAAATAAGGAGTATGTTCTATGAATGATAAGATGAAAGAAGAAATTCTTGATAGCTGGAACAGTTGGAAATATGATATTAAAGACATGAATAGATCCGAGTGGACACAGAGAGATGAATCAATAATGGATGCGATAGATATGGCATTAAGAAAGGAGTTTGGTAGTGATAGAAAAACAAATGATTAGGCTTATGCTTAATAAAAATTTTTATACACAGAATAAAAGTATATTATCTCCCACAGTTTTTGGTGGTGATATTAACTCTTTGTATGAGACAGTTCAGAAAGCACACGAGGAATATGATGATGATATAAAAGTTGATGATCTTTACTCTTTGCATACCGTTAGATTTAATCCTGCACTTACACGTGCTGCGAAAGAAAAGTTTAGTGAATTAGTAGAAGATATAAAAGAAGTTCAAGAGCCTAACCAAGAAGTAGCTAAGGATATACTAAGAATACTATCTGATAGAGATCTAGCACAAAGAATAGGTATAGAGGCAACAGAGATATTTAATGGTAAGGAAGCTAACTTTGCAGAGATAGTTAGTATGATTGATAAACACAAGACCAGTATCACAGAGGATAAAGCACCCGCAATTACGAAAGAGATATCTGAAGTAATAGATCTTTTAAATGTTACAACTAGATGGAAATTTAATATACCAGTATTAAAAACTAATGTAGGTGGTATTGGTGGTGGTAATCTTATGATTGCATTTGCTAGACCAGAAACAGGTAAGACTGCATTTTGGGTTAGTCTTTGTACTGCACCAAATGGATTTGCAGAACAAGGTGCAAAGATACATGCTTTTATAAATGAAGAACCTGCGATAAGAACACAGATGAGAGCCATATCTTGCTATACTGGTATGACTAGAGAAGAAATAATAGAAGATAAAGAAATGGCACATAGGTCTTGGAGTGAAATAAAAGATAATATATCTATGTTTGATACAGTTGATTGGTCGATAGAAGATATAGATGCACACTGTGAGAAGAACAAACCAGATATAATTGTTATAGATCAGTTAGATAAGATTAATGTTAAAGGAACTTATGCAAGAACAGATGAGAAACTAAGACAGATATATACGAGTGTTAGGGAGATAGCCAAACGTAGAAACTGTGCAGTAATTGCAATATCACAGGCATCAGCAGATGCACACAATAGAAATAGTATTTCATTTGACCAGATGGAAAACTCTAAAACTGGTAAGGCAGCTGAAGCAGATTTAATTATTGGTATAGGTAGAAATGCCAATAGTGATTTAGAAAATAAAATAAGAACATTATGTATAAGTAAAAATAAAATAAATGGTTATCATGGAGAACCTGTGTGCACCATTAGAAGGGAGATAAGTAGATATGAAGTATAAAACTAAATTAAGAATCTTAAGTTTAGGAGCAGGTGTACAAAGCTCTACCCTTGCCCTTATGATAGAAAAAGGAGAGATACCAATGGTAGATGCAGCTATATTTGCAGATACCATGGGTGAACCAAAAGCAGTTTATGATTGGTTAAATTGGTTAGAAAAACAATTATCATATCCAGTTTATAAGGTAAGTAAAGGTAATTTAAAAGAAGACAACATACAATTTTTAATTGGGAAACATAAGTTTTCTCATATTCCATTACATACAAAAAATAAAATTACTGGTAAGGGTGGCATATCAAGACGACAATGTACAAATCTGTATAAAATTCAGCCTGTTGTGCAAAAAGTTAGAGATTTATTAGGTCTTTCTAAAGGTGAAAAAAGAAAAAAGGGAACAGCTGTTGATATGCTTATGGGTATTTCTACAGATGAACAATTTAGAATTAAAACTAATCAAATAAAATTTATAACTAATATATATCCTTTAGTAGAAAAAGATATGAGTAGAGTAAAATGTAAAGAGTGGATGAAAAAATATAATTATCCAACACCACCTAGATCAGCATGCACTTATTGTCCTTTTCATAATAATGATGAGTGGCTTCATATTAAAAATTCAGACTCTAAAGAGTGGCAAGAAGTTTTAGAATTTGATAGATTTATTAGAGATAAATCCAAAAATAAAGATGAGGAATTATTTTTATACAGCAAAAAAATACCACTTGATAAAGCTAATTTTAAAAAAGAAGATGATCAATTAGATTTATTTAATAACGAATGTGAGGGTATGTGCGGAGTTTAATTGAAAGTTTTATTGATGTGGGTTCAGGATTCATATTAGCTATTTTAATACAAATTTTTATTTTTCCTTTATTTGAATTGCACCCAACAATAATAGATAGTATTAATATAGCTTTAATATTTACACTTGTTAGTATAACAAGATCATGGCTTTGGAGATTAATATTTAGGAGATATAAATGATAACAACAGTAGACGTAGAAACATCGTGGCAAAAAACAGAGACAGGTGGATATGATCCATCACCTTTTCATCCAGATAATATATTAGTTAGTGTTGGTATCAATGATGAATATTATTTTACAAATCATAGTGAAAGAGTTGATGAGGGTTGCTATCATAAGATACAATCTATATTAGATAAAACAACTTTACTTATAGGTCA